TTCAAGGTCAATGATTCAGGGCATGGCGGCTGCTTCCACATTCTTCATGGGTGTGGATCCTGCTGGTCTTACAGAACTCAACGACTTGTCAAGAGCAAGCAATGGTGATTGGGTGCCAGCAAGAAAGGATGATGTGTATGTCATCTCACCATCATCAACCATGAATCCACAGGTTCAAATCTCTCAGTCATCGGTTGAGATCATGCGTAGAGAAGTAGGAAATGGTTTCCTACTTCAGTCTGCTGCAATGCCAACTGGTGATAGAGTCACAGCCACAGCAATAAGAGCCGTGGGTAATGAACTTGAAACAATCTTAGGTGGTACATTCTCTGCCATTGCAAGAGAACTTATGGAACCACTTGTTAGAAGAACCATTCTATTGATGATCAACAACAATGAAATAGACATGGGGATGAAAGAACAGTTCGATGAAGAAAGTGGTTTATTAGCAATTGAAATAACCACTGGTCTTCAAGCCCTGTCAAGAGACAGCGATCTTACCAAACTAATGCAACTTGGTGAGATGGCACGAAACCTACCTGAGTTTGCAAACAAATTGTTCAAGTGGGATGAGTATGGTCGTGCCCTTGTTCTTGCTCTTGGGTTTGATCCCAAGTTGTGGGTCAAGAGTGAAGATGAAATCAGACAGCAAGAAGAAGCCATGGCTAAGGCTCAACAAAATGCACAAATGCAACAGATCTTGGCAAACAATGTTGCTGGTGTTGCTGCCAATGCAGCCAATCGGGATATTGAGCAGACCGGAGGTCAGAATATTCCTCCCGAAGCAATAGATCAAGCAATGCAAATGTTTGGATTAGGAGGACAACAATGACTATAGTAAACGGATGGACTGTATTATCTCCCTCGGCTGACAGCAGACTTGTTTATGTTGCCACCGATGGCAACGACGCCGATGCCGAAAACAACCAGCACGGCAGGCGGTACTACCTGCCCAGCGATCCCGAGATCGGCGGCGATCCGCAGAACCCCGCCCAGCCCCAGAACATCAAGGCGTACAAGACCATCAGCCGCGCTGTCGTGCCGATTCGAGGTCATCGATGGCGGTCCGAGACGAACAATGTGGACGACTACGGATCACTCTGGGCACGACCCGAGGATCCGACCGAACACCACCCCGACTGGCTCCTCTTCCGGCGTGGACAGACGTTCCCGTCGGAGGACTACGCGACCACAATCTGTTGTGACAACGGGGGCAATCCAGTTGTCAGTAACAATAACATCATCACTATGCTTATTCAGCATGCCACTGGTGAGCAATTGGGTGGATCACGGGGGGGCTACTGGGGTGGACGAAGCGAATCTGAACGGGCCGTGATCACCGCATGGGGTGTCTCCGACTCGGAGCCGCGGCCCGTTCTGGAGGATTACCTGACCATCGACGACGTCACCGGGAACATCGCCATCACCTCAATCGAGGGCCACATTGATTTTGGCGGCGGAACGGACCTCAGACCGTGGGATAGCAACCGACGAGGCTGTCGCAACGTGCTTATTGAAGATTGCAAAAGTGTCGGAGGCAGTACCAATTTGACTTGGTTTACTAACGTCGTTATTCGGCGATGTCAAAGTTTAGATAAGTTTAATCTAAACAACCACAACAGCGGACTTTTTATAATGACACCCGACAAGGACAACAAAAATCCCAATGAGCCTATAAGTTTTATACTTGAAGAGTGCGTTTTTGACCGCAATGGTTATAGAGAAAACCAAAACGAGCCAACAACTTGGACTTATGGTACAGTTGGTAGTATTGGTTCAGATGCAATTGGAACCGGATATCAACCAAAAAGAAGTACCAAAGACCGCAATATATATGCTGCGGGTTACGATAGTCTTCATTTACGAGGCAACATCTTCTCGCGAGGTGGCGGCGGCGGGTCGATACAGATGCGGGTCGGAGGAGTCGCCGAGCGAAACCTGTTCATCTGGAACCCGAGCCATCTGTCAGTTGGACATAAAGAGGCTTATGAACCGTACTGGAACAGCAGTTTTGTTAAAGACAACTGTTTTATGCACAATGATCATTTCCTCCCCCCTGCCGGTGCCCATGATAATGCAATTGCTACTGAAGCTAATACATATCCAGTGATTATAACCAAAAACATTATTACCAAGTCGCATCGCACCACTGGCACCTATGCGATGATCCGAATGATGGCAAAAACTGAGTCCACCAAGTCCCCGGCATCGCCTGCCGACACGATCATTGTTGTTGACAACGATCTGCACCTCGATGGTAGCAAGGAAGCCTTATCAATCCTCGACGACGGCGACATCCGCACGCTGATCATCCGGGACAATGCCCTTTACAGCGGCGACCAGAAGGACATAAACCAAAACTGGCACTTCGCAGCGTTTATGGAGTCTAGTTGGCCAAGTGCGCAGGGACTTACTGGAGAGCCATGGGACATCAGCAACAACAACTACTTCAGCGATGCCAGCGCGTACGGTTTCAGGTATCACCCCTTTTCCAATATTCAACCGTACAGCCTGTCCCAGTGGCAAGACGCCGGATTCGACATCGGTAGCACGATCCATCCCAGCAAAGCCGCTCTTGCGACCGCTGCGGGTTGGACCGACCCGGATCGTTCCATCCTGACCTACATGCAGGCGGTGGATGCGACCTACGTTGTGAATGAGAACGTCTACGTTGACGACGACACGACCGGCCAGAAGCAGACTAATCGGGTGGAGGTGTGGAAGGTGCTGTCGTCTGAGGACCAGACTGATCCACATCAAGAGGGTGCCTTTACGACCGTAGATGCAAAGCAGATTGCCCGCGAGTACCACGCATTCATTACTTTTATCCAGAGAGCCCGTGCCAACCGCAAAGGTGCGTGGGACTCCCGCTGGACCGCTGAAGAAGTGAATAATTACATAAGGGCGGGGTTTGGATATTCTAGTATAACTGGTGATTATGACAACAGAGACGTAACAACTAGAGTACTTGAGTTTTTATCTACTACACACGGACCAGTGACAAGTTTGGTATTGACTACCCAACCAAGTGCAGGAACTAGTGGAGATCCTTTGGTTACTCAACCAGTTGTTGCTCTTAGGGATGCAGACAACATAACAACATCATCAGACAATACAACTCAAGTATCTGTTGCAATTCAGTCTGGAGCAAATGGAACATTGGGTGGCACAACTACAGTTACTGTAGTAAACGGAGTGGCTACCTTTACAGATCTTACTTTAACTGGAGATGCTGGTGAATCCTATGTGCTTAGATTCTCTATTACAAGTCCTGCACTACATGTGGATTCAAATCCAATAAGTGTAACATTACCACCGAGTGGTGGCGGAGGTGAAGAGCAAGTTCCAACAACTCTAGTAATTACAACACAACCAGTACCAAATTATTCGGGAATTGAATTTGTATCACAACCAGTTTTAGTTATTGAAGATCAAAATGGAGTGGTCATAACCTCAGATAACACAAGTTCAGTACGGGCAACATTAAATGGATCTAATGGTTTGCTGCAAGGTGAAGCCCAAATTGCTGCTGTAAATGGTGTTTATACATTTACAAACCTTGGTGTAACTGGTGATCCAAATATAACATACTCATTGACTTTTAGGTCTAACGAACCAAATGTAAATGATGTTACATCTGATGATTTCAATCTTTTATTTGATGAGCCAGCACCAGAAATCCCAAGCGCATCACCAATTCCAACTGTAATAAGAAATGATCGTTACATTCCTTATCTTATGTCAATCAACATTGATGGTGATTTCAATAGAGGAGATCTGTTAAGTCTTCGTGTTAACCAAACGCAATTCATGGGAACTGGCACAAAAGAATTTATTGTAAATTATAGGAATACCCTTCTTTACAATAGAGAACAAAATTATAATATTCCAGAAGATTGGGATGTGTTTTGGAGCAAGACACTTGGACCTGTAAAAAACCCAAATCAAATTGCTCCATGTTTTGCTTGGTACAAGCCAGAAAAATTTACAGCATCAGATGATGGAGCCACATATACATCACTAATAAACAGTTCTTTATATGCTGCAAATGATTCAGACGATTTCATTCAAGAAACAACCAGCCAGCAAGCAGGAAGAACCGCATATGGTTTAAATGGATTTATTCCTTTGGATTTTGATGGTGTTGATGATGTGTTTGTAAATTCAGAAGATACCGATAGATTCCAACTTCCACTAAATACAGATTTTATTTTTGGATTTGTTGTTGTTCCGGGTGCTTCTACAGGAAACGAACAGGTCATCTTCAGTCAAGGTGGCATTGGCACTGATGGATCGTTGCAAATTATACTAGATGATTCAAATGGTAATAATAAAATTAAGTTCAATACTCAATATAACGGCACGCCAACAACAGCTTTATCAGGAGATGGTGCATATACAGTTGGTAATCCAGTAATTATAATTGTATCAAGGGTGGGTGGTGGTGTAGAGTTTAGATGTAATGGAGTAGAGCCGGGTTTCCCCCCTGCATATTCTGGTACTCCTTATAATACCATCTACACAACCGATGCTGCTTATATTGGAGCAGGCTTTGATGTTGACACAGAAACATTGGTTGATTTCTTTTCAGGTGACTTTTATGAAATGGTTTTACTCAAAGAAACACAAAACCAAGCCATTGATCAATTATCATATAGAGAAGAACTTGAAGGCTACTTTGCAGAAAAATATAAAATAAAGAGTTTGTTGCCATCAGGCCATCCGTTTAGTCTCAATCCTCCCAGAGCATCGGTAATAAAAGAAGAAGTTTTTCCCGATGAAACACTTCCTCAATATGATTGTTCAATTACTAGGACCACAGTATCCAATACTCAGTTTGATGATACCTCTCATTCAGGAGAAACAATTGCTGTTGAGACACAATCTGATTGTCAATGGAGCGCAACAACAAGTGATAGTTGGATAACACTGACAAATACAGCACA